GCCAATTTGCTCCTTAAATTGCTCCACGGCTTGCCATAGATTGATGCCAATCCACAGGTCATTGGTCACCCACACCAAATCTGGCTTGATCCTTTGCACCATCTCGCCAATGCGATGGGAGCCAAACGGATCAGAGCCGTGAGTCATTGCTGGATAGCTCTTGTATTTGACGGCATCTTCGTGGTAATCCCCGTGCCAGTTTGTTGCAAGCACATGCACGTCATGCTCTTTTGCTAGAGCAGGGAGGAGATATTCGGCCACTCGCCCAAAGCCCGTCTGGACAAAGGCATCACCTACATAAAGAATTTTCGCCACAAGAGAACTGAATCTTGTCTGATGATAGTGGCAAAACTACACGCCTACTGCTGGGAACTGCTGCCTCAAGTACTCGATGCGACATCGACAGCGAGAACGACAGGCACATCGCTGCCCAGGCATGGGAAGACTGCCAATGGGAGCAATGCCACGAGCAGCGTGATCAATGCAATCCTGACAGTGCTGTGCTTGTGAGTCCAAAATGCGACGCATCAAACTGTAGCCTTGCTTTTCTTGCCGAATTGTGGTTCCTTCCCAGTAAGATCCACGAACACTTTCAGCATATAAGCCGACACGAGCAAGAGCCATGGCACCAGAAACGCGGCCAGCCAGAATGTCAGAAGCAAAATTTTGTAGATAAGAATATTCCGAACGAAGTCGTTGACCGAGGCGACCATAGTCGCTTTGCGAGAGGGCATCTTTGCCACCAGCGCCGACCATTGCTGCCTGGAGATGAGCTGGCTTGAGAGCTTCACGGACACTGCCTTGCCATTGATCAATGGTGATATTGCCATCAATTAGACGGCGTGTAAAGTCTTGAAGCTGGCCATTAAGTTTCTTAATGCGGCCATCGACTAATGCTTCAATGGCCGCTTTGCTTAAGAAGCGGCCATTTTCCCCACGATACCGTCCGCTGATTGGGTCGTAGGACCATGCGGCATCAAACCTTGGGAACGCATCACTCAGCGGGCTCAACATTGCCAGCCTCCAGGATGTCCTTAAAACGCTCAGGAGCCTCAGTCTTCCATTGATTCAATGCAGCATCAATGTCCTCTGAAGAGATGAGGGAGGCCTCGTCGTAATCATTCAGAAGAAGTCCAGAAGTTTTAATGGGCTCAATGGCATCTTGCTTCTTGAAATACTCAGCCGTAGTTTTTTTGCCCTTAAATGCTCCCTCTGTTGAGCCGTGCTTGCGTTTGTACAGCTCCTTGTACTTACGAGTGACATAAGCACCAGCAACTGCACTAGGCCATTCTTTAAATTTGTTTTTAGCTGCAGCAACTGCTTGCTGGTGAAGTTCCTTATCCTTAAACTCAACATCTTCTTTCTCTTCACCACGTTTCTTTTCTAAGTCTCCTGGCAGGTATAAACCAGCAGCGTCTTGCACTTCACGGCTTCCGTCCATAGGCAGAGTGCCATTTTCTTCGTTCAAAGGATCGCGCCCTCCAGGAGGAACTGCTTTCTGTCCAGCGGCCTGCGGCAGCTCACGAGGAAGCGATGGGTCAAGAGTGAGTTCCATTGACCATTCAGAGCCGCCATAGCGGGCATCTGCTACTTCCTGCGGGTGGAGCACGCCCAGTTGAATGTAGCGGCCATCTACAGCGGCTACACGCGCCCGCACGTCAGCCTTCTCCCTTTCATTCAACTCAAACAAATCATTGAATTTGATGCGCCACGATTCAGGGAGTTTTCCTTTAGTGGGGCCTTCCTTGCTCAGCATGATCATCTTCATGAGATGCTGGAGAGGACGCTTGTAATGCGTGGACTGGTAGTCGCCTAAGTGCTTAGCGAAATCACGCTCTTCACTTCGTCCAGTGGAACCAAGTCCTCCAGGACTTTCGCCAAACAAAATGGTGTGGGGAATCTGAGAGGCGCCAATAATGTCAATGCGAAGCTTCTCCAGGATTTCGCCAACGCCACCAAAGTTGCGACTAATAAATTCAAGCTCTTCTTTTTCTGCATCAATGGCATAGCCACGATAGATGCTCTTACTCATATCATTCAGCACTAAACGATCACGCACGTCCTTCTCTTTTCCAGCGGCAAGCATGGAAGAAAGACCGCGAAGTTTGTGCACAAAGATGTCAAATTCTGTCAGCAACGTAGCAGCAGAGCTAATGCCAGTGGAGTAGAAACGGAAGCTGTCATACACGCTTTGTAGCGTGCTCATTCCCCACCCATAGTTCCTCTGCCTAATCCTATAAGGGAGCCATTCACCATCAAACCTAAGAATACGATCCTTATGAATGTTGACTAATTGTGGCTGCCTAATAAGATCGCCAGAAATAATTTGATAATACGTTGCCTTGGAATAATCGTATAGTGAATCTTCATTGATCATTGGTGCAATCTGCCAGCGATCTAGAACTTCCATGCCTTCAATGGCACGAATATTCCTGTAGTCCACTGGCTGGTCGGCACTCCGTCCATCGTCGATGTACAGCAAAATGACAGCGCCTCCAAAGAGGCGAGCGTTCTTAGAGGCCAGACCAAGATTTTCAAGGATGTACAAATCCTCAATCACTTGTTCAATACCCGTCACCTCCTCAGCCGCTGCGCCCTCTCCACCAAACAACACTTTGAAGCCTTTCCGCGTGGACTGTTCAGCAACAATGTCCACAATGCGCTTAGGAATCCACTCGCTATACAGATTTTCAAGCTCTTCTTGGGTGAGGAAGACGATGGGAGTAGAGCCGGTGTATTGGCTCTTGTCCCTAGAGGTGCCCATGCCAGTCAGAGCATTGACCAAACCATCCACTCGCAGGCTTGTTTGCCCGTTATGCCCCAAGTCAACTAGGTCTTCAGACATTTTTCACCATTAGTGTGCATTGCCCCTATGCTAACAGTGGCTAACATGGCCTTGATCTACTCTCTTTTATGCCCACTCCCATTGAATTTGTCTTTTCCGAAGAGGAGCGAGCCCTGGCAATGGAAGAAGGACTAAGGCGTCAGGGCGTGAACGAAGCCAAAGGGCTTCGCGGACGCAATGGTGGTGCATGGCAAGGCAGCAAGGCACTGGACATTCACTTGCTTGGCGCCGCAGGGGAAGTAGCAGTGGCATCGTACCTAGGGCTTAAGGAGCATCTTTTCAAGGAGAAGGAAGCCCGTCGTGGCTCAGATGACTTGCCTGGTGGTATTGATGTCAAAACCAGATCAAAATCGCGCTACGACCTTATCGTCCAAAAACACGAAAACCCATCCAAGAAGTTTGTTTTGGTAACGATTGAAAACCAGCGGACGCTTTTGCATGGCTGGTGCTATGGACACGAGGCAATGGATGAGCAATATTGGGCAGACCCCGCAAGGGGGCGACCGGCATATTTCGTTCTGCAATCAGCTCTTCACCCGATGGAGGCACTGCTGTGAACAAAGATTCCCGTCGGTTTTACGTTTATTTGTGGTTGCGTCATAAAAACTCAAAGCACGGACCAAGACTCAGCCCTTATTATGTAGGCAAAGGATCTGGAAATAGGGCTTTTAACCCAAGGGGACGCAGAGTTAAGCCGCCCAAAGATTGGTCGTACATTGTATTTACTCAAGAGGGATTAACAGAGCAAGAGGCTTTTGATCTAGAACGATACTGCATTGCCTTATACGGACGAAAAGATTTGGGCACGGGGATTTTGTGCAATTTTACCGATGGAGGGGAAGGAGTATCTGGGCTGAGGCATTCGCAAGAAGCAAAAAATAAAATGTCACGAGCGCAGACAGGCAAGGTGGTATCACAAGAAACCAGGGATAAATTGTCACGAGCCAGCATGGGGCATCAACATTTCCTGGGAAAGTCACATACACAAGAAGTAAGGGCCAAGCTGTCACTGGCAAACATGGGAAACCAGCATTTTCTAGGAAAAACACATACGCAGGAATCGAGAAATAAAATAGCGAAGGCGCGACTAAGATATCTTTACGAATTAACTAATTGCAATGGTGATATTTACGTCACTGATAATCTTACGTATTTTGCTAAGCAGCATGATTTAAGCCAAGGAAATTTAGTCAATGTTATTCATGGCAAGAGGAAATCTCACAAGGGTTGGACCGGAAGAATTATTGAACAACTACGATGACGAAGCTCAAATGCTCTGATTTTGCCAAGCACGTATTAAACACTGCACTATGGCCAAAGCAAGAGGAAATTCTTGATGAGTATTTTGGTGGTGGCAAGACTCATGCTTGTTGGGCTCTCGGTCGGCGCTCTGGCAAAACTCTCATGGCTTCTATTGCAGCCGTATATGCCTGCTTTGTCTTAGAGGCCAGTTATAAGCGGCGAGTAAGGAAAAATGAAAAATGGTACATTGTTACCATTGCAAACGATCAGCAGCAGGCAAAGATTGCCCTGAATAACATTCGGCAATTAGTGCTAGACAGTCCTCTTGGTGAAGAAATCACTCGGGAAACTGCCACTGAAATTGAAATTAGTAATGGCTGCGTATTCCAGGCCATTCCTGCTTCTGCTCGTGCGTCACGGGGTAAGGCAGTAGTGATGTGCGTATTTGATGAGCTTGCCTTCCAGTTAGAAGGTGATGCCAACCGTGGCGCTAAAGCCATCTACGATGCACTTTCCCCCTCCATCGCTCAGTTTGGGGACAATGGACGCATCTTAGAGCTGTCGTCTCCCTGGCTCACGGATGGATTATTTTACGAGCATTTCAAAGAGGCAGAAAGCGGAGAGTTTCCGTTCATGCAGGCCAAGAACATTCCCACTTGGGACATCAATCCAAATCTCCCCTGGGGATGCCCTTTCCTAGAGGCCGAACAAAAACGAGACGAAGATAAGTTCTGGACAGAATATGGCGCACGCTTCAGAGGGAATAAATCCTCCCTGCTGGCGCCAGAAATTGTGGAAGCTGCCATTAATAAAGAACGTGGCATTCTCCTACCTAGTCGTCAAATGATGGGCAAGTATGTGCTGGCGCTAGACCCTGCGCGTGGTGGCGTTGGACGAGATGAATACGTTTCATGCATTGTGCATTTCGAAAATGAAACCTTAGTCGTTGACAAGTTTCACGTTTTTATGGCTGATTTTGAGATCAATGGGAAAAAGGAAGTGAGCATTCAAGCTGTAGAAGACTGGATACGAGAGCATCATAAGATTTATCAATTTGACAGCATTGTGCTTGACCAGTTCAACAGCTCTGCCACCATTCAAAGCTTAAATACTGACTTCCCCATTAGAGAACTCACTTGGTCAGTAAGTACCAAGATGAAAGCTTTCAGCAAAATGAAGGAACTCTTTAATGCAGGGCTGGTAGACATCTACCCGCATGAACGCGCCATTCGCCAGCTCAAAAACCTCAATGTACTTTATAGGCAAAGTGGTCAATGGTCAGTGACTGGTGGTAAAGAAAGCGGAGTGGACGACTTCTGCTTTGCCCTTGCGGC